TTTTGTCGTTCTGCTCCTAAGAAAATGTTAAGAATTCATTAGTTTAGATGACTTCTATATCCCTCACATCTTAAGTATAAAAGAACTCCGCCTATTATGTCTACAATAGACACAATGAACGGAGTAAGCAATTTTATTGCTGTTTTAATCATATCCTACTTTTTTATAGGAAAGTCAATAGCACCACCACCGATAGTAGTTTTTTCATCATCTTGTTCGGCTGAAGTTTCTGGAATACTTGCAACAATTTCGTCAACTAAAGACTTGGCTTCTGCTAACTTTCCTTCGTCAATTAAAGATTTAACTTTTAACCATTTTTCTTTCATATTACACTCGTTTAGTTGTTAATATTTTAGTTTATTCTAGCAATGCAAATATAGTAATATAAATTATTTATCAGGCTATTTCCTAATTTTATCAATAACTTTTTTTACAATAAATATTATTCCTATAATAATGACGGCAAACGCCCATCCGCATAACTTAATACATATTTTTTGACACTGGCTAAGTTCTTTTTCGACTGGATATGGAACTTGCTCTTTCTTAGTTATTGTAATCGTTTTTGAAGGAATATATACTGTGTCATGTTTTGTTTTCATCTGAGCCTTCAAGTTTCCCAGAGAGTCTATGGTTAGCTGAGCCTGTGCGTTCTTGCTGTTAACAATATCCAGCTGCTTAAGTAAGACTTTTCCGTTTTTCTCACATTCCAGCAAAGCATAGATAGTAGAACTGTCTGGCGGTATATGTACTTCTACAGGCTTTTCTACTACTACACTGTCAATCTGGCTTTGTACAGGAACGTACTTAATGCTGCGGCAGGAGCATGCCAGTATAAGACATAGAAAGGAAGCCAGCAGAATATGCCGGCTTGCCTTATATCGTATAATATCACATATGCTCATAAATTTCATGGCTTCACAACGATTTCCGGAATAAAGGGATATTCTGCACGCACATCAAAGCACGGACACATCTTAGTCCATTCGTTAGATTCTACAATTCCGTCGCCGTCGAGATCGGGCGATGTATCGCGATGTCCCAGCACTTCAACAATCTGATATTTTGAACAGAGTTCTTTAATCAGCTTTGCTAAAGATTCTTTTTGTACCGGTGTTCTGGTATCGGCAGCATTTCCGTCTGCATCGAGTCCGCCTACATAGCAGATACCGATACTATGCTTGTTATAGCTAACACCGGAAAAGCCTTTCGAGTTGCAGTGTGCACCGTCGATAGTCAGGCTTCGGCCTACTTCTACCGTACCGTCCAGCCTGATTACGTAATTGTAGCCAAGAGTGGTAAATCCGCGCTGAAGGTGCATCTGGGTAATTTCTTTTTTCCCGATATCCTGCCCGGCACGTGTAGCCGAGCAATGGATAACAATAGCGTCTATTTTATTCATCTGTATCTCCTTTCTTGATATAAGAGTTGTATAACCAGATAATTAAGCGATCGAGCACGATACCTGTTCCGATAAACACAAGGCTGGTAAGATTAAACCACAACGGTACAGAGTGGTTGTATACCATGACAGCAACAATAACAGCTATCACTATAAGTAAAATGATCCATTTCTTTTTCATAGGGCAAATCAGTTTAAACGGTGATAAAAATCAAGTTTTATTTTCTCGTATACCATACACACATTGGAATAAGCGCGTCCGTTATTCTCTCCGGCTTCGTTGTATATTTCGTTTTCAACTACCTGAGCAACCCATTCTATCCAATCCAAATTCGAATACTCTGACAGCTTTTTCCCGCGATAGGTAAATGTATCCAGCTTGCTGTTACGGTCTTCGAAAAGATTGGTAAGCAATGTGCGTATTTTGGTGCGTGTAGCCTCTTTGTCGACAATATGGTTTTCCTGACGGACTCTTTTAATAATCCGGCAAACACGTTCGACAGAGAGATCGAAAAACACTCCGGAAATATTCTTAATACGAAGCTGAGTTTCCGGAATCAATCCTTCAGCAATATCTATCATGGTCTGAGCATTTTTATTTGCCGTTTCCTGGATCAGATTAAGCTTATCAGAAAAATCGGACATGATTTGCTCGATAATAGACTTGTAGCTACGCATGTTCCAGATCATTACTCCAGCCGACAGGAGTAAGAAGAAAGCCGCAATCATTACGAGAATGCCAAACTCGCTAATTCCCTTTGCAACTTGAGTGACTTGTTCAATTTCATTCATTTTTTTTCAATTTAAATTGTACTTATAAGGTTTTTTACATTCAGCCAGTCGGAAGCGGATGCAGTAAACTTCATGGTCCAGCCTAATGACTGTAGTTCGGGAGCGACAAATGGAACTATTGTCTGTCTTTCGGTAACAGGCTTAAGCCAGGAATGAGTACGTGCATCCTTAATCATGTGCGCACGGATAAGATTCAACATGTAGAGTGTACGGTTACTGTATATGGCAACTTCTACCATATCGGAAGAATCGGGTATCTTAGCGGCAACAGTTACAGCACGCACATGAGAATCGGTAATGCTGCCTATATTATTCTGCGAGCTAGATATCTCGCCAAAATCGCAGAACAAGTATGTTCCGGTAAGACTGTCTACTCTTTTCTTTACGTCTTCGAAGCGTTGTCCGAAAACATATCCTGTAATATCGGGTATAACAGAATCCGGAAGTTCTTTGATCTGTTTTTTAAGCTCGGCATATTCCGGCAATTTGGACCGTCCGTTTGAAAACAAATCATTAACGGCCTTTTTGGTAGGGAACTGAGCAAAATAGGTTAAATATTCGAGAATCATAGTATCTGAGTTATAATGTTTATTGGTAATCCGGTAGTATTGGCTATCTGGGCAACGTCCATTTTTGCTGTATGCAGGCTCTTGACAGACTCTATTATTTTTTTGCGCAGTATGGAAAGATACTGGATAACGTTCATCTGCATGACTTCGTTCAGGCTGCCATATCCTTCAGAACTGAGAGAGTATAATGTTTCCTGTGCTCCGGTGCTGATAGCGTTTTCTTTTCCGGGACGTGCAGCCGTCAACAGTTTAAATTCGGTACGGGTAAACAGATAGTTGACAAATCCTTTAAAGTTAAAGTGTATAGCTTCCAGCGTATTTCTATCGAGCTTTTCAAACTCAGAAGAAAGACGGTGTGCGGCATTGCTGTCGTACGGTCTGGGAGAATAAAGTATGGCAGCCAGAAGCGGAAGACGTTCATCGGTACAGTCTACCAGTTCGCGGGCTTCTATGAACTGCTGGGCGGTAAGGTCACTAGTCAGCATGTGATACTTAGTGTCGATAGTATATCCCGTAAATGGCTTTCTTTTTCCTGGAAGAAAAACAGCTTCAATAAATTGTTTGCAGAAACACAAGTCGATTGCATACCGGTAGTTCAGGCGAGCCAGATACCTTGCTATGGTCACGCCGGTAAGTCTTTCCGGATTAATTCGCTTGCAAAGGCGGTATGTGTTCTGATCCAGTTCGGACAAGGCTTCGTCGTTATTTGGATATATAATCACAAACGGGAATGTAATCTGTTCGGCTAGATATATCACGTTAGCCATACTGTCTTCTGTTATCTTGTCGATATTCCACCCCATGTAGCGGCATACATATCTTACACGTACAGATCCGGGAGATAACTTACCGATAGACATACTTAAGAGGTCGCTTACCAGTTCGGTAAACTGATAGGTGTTCAGACTTTCCCAGTCGTTAGGGATAGTATACTGCTCGCCTTTGTAGAAAAACTCAACTACTTTCATGCCATCAGGTATATTTTATCTTCTGGTTGATTAAAGGATGTCTGGGTAACAATATTGGTATCCTTGTCGGAAGAAAGAATAAGATCAATGCTTTTCAATGATTCTTGTGCCTGTGACATAAGCTCGTTTGAAAGATCTAGCATTCTTTCCTGTTCCTGAGTACCGTTTCGGCTGGCTGTAGTTTCCTCAAACAGATTTCTTATGGTAACCGGAAATTCCAGAATATCAAACCGGCGCAAAGAAAGAGCAACGGTAAATTTGGCAAGACATCTGTCGAGCTTTCTACGGGTTGTTTTATCGTTGTCTTCCAGCCTGTCGTAATAACTTCCTACATAATCGTCCAGGGCTTCCTGCTGCAAAGGAATGCAGCGGAAAAAATACATGTATGAGTTATCAATAGGATATACTGCATCAAACTCGGCTGCACTCTTTATCTTCAACGACTGCATGACGCTGTACATCGGTGTTTTCTTCCATGCTTCATCATTATCGAGCAGCTGAAGCAACGAATCCATGGAGTTGAAGTAATTGTCGCGGTAAGCACGCCGCATCTGTTCCTGCTCGTTCTTATATACATCTACTTCAGACTTACGAAGAGAAAGGATATTAAAAACAAGCTGTTTTGCCAGAGTTAAATTGGCAACCGCACTACGTAATGCTTCTTTTTTTGCATCATCCGACGAAATGATAGTATTGTATATGTCGGTAGTAAGAAGTGACTTTACTTGCTTAACAGCACTCATTCCGCTTGATGCAAGCTCTTCAAATGTTACGTTAGACTCAGTATAGGGAGAATATTCCCTGAACTTAGCTACATCGGTAAACAATTCTTCTAATATACTCATGACTGTTGTGCATTTAAACGGTTTGAAGGTGACACGTCTTCCTGGCGTGCCGGAATTTCTCTGTAAAATCCTATTCTGTATCCTTGTGCATACAGATCGGGGAAGTTGACTCTTATTGCCTGGTTAAACGGCTCGCAAACAATTTCATCTTCGGGAGCAAGCTGTAACAGATATATAAGATAGTTGTAGTAGGCATCGGCTCCCGATTTGCTGATAACGCCTTCTTTCGACACGGAAGATATACTGCTGTCTAGTCCGACCGAAGATAGCAGCACTTCATCAGCACGCTTGTCGTACGATATAATGGCATCAATATATTCTTTGTACTTCAAATCGACTGTTTCAATTTTCCAGCGTGTTTCTTCTCCGCTGGAATCTTTAAAGCTGAAAGTAGCGTATGCCTTACCCTGATTTCCTGATCCGGAAAGATATTCGGACAGCTTGTTCAGTTCGTACTTGATGTATTGAATAAGAGTTGACTCCTTATATTCTGTACCGATTTCTATGCCGTTATACAGTAATAATGCTTCTCCCTTTGCCTGGCGTTCCTTGTTTTCGTTGCACAGGTTGGTTATCTGAATTTTTTTTGATTCAACCCATGCATTCGGGATAACAATATGAATCTTGGCAGCAAGAGAGTTTCGCAAAAAGCTGTTGATGTACACAGCATTTTCGTTGGATCCTTTGATATAAGCCTTAGTACCTTCGTGCGTTTCGTTTTCGCCATAGAAGTTATCAATGCTTTTTTCTCGATGGTGAGAAATAGCTGCAAAACGGTACTGGTTGATATCCTGTACACGGAATTTGGGGTAAATACGGAAAGACGGGCTAATGCCGTAAGCAAACTTACCTACGGCAATAGCCGTAAAGTTTTTGTAATAAACCATATTGAAAGCCACGTCTGTCAGCGTGGTAGCCAGACGGCAGTCTTTATTCTCCATGGCTTCAAGTCCTGCAACCGGAAGCGTATTGCGTAATATGCCCTTACCGGCAGACATGCGCCACTTTACAAAGAAATCTCGGAAATAGTAGTAGTTCTTTATGTTCTGTTTGGCAAACGCACGATATCCCTGCTCCATACCGTTGTCTTCCCAGCTTTCCAGCCATTCCTGTATACGGGGAACTTCTTCCCAGCTTCTTTTTACCTTACCGTCGACTAAGCCTATACGGTATACAGCCGGTCCCATTCCATACAGCATGTTAACCTGCTTGGTGATCAGACGCGGAAGCAATCGGTTATGCTTGATATCGCTGGCTACTTCTTCGCATTTGAGGTTATTCCATCCGCGAGAAGCAATGTTATATCCTTTAACAGTCATCCATCTGACCAGTCCTTCGGTAGCTACCGGATCGAGATAAACATAACGATCTCTTTGCAAAGCATCAAGCATGCTGCCATCGCCCAGCTGAAAGGAGATAACATCAGTATCGTTGACATATACTCCCAGGCATCCCTGCATTTGAATATGTTGTTTTGTACTCATTGTAACCAATCTATTTTATGTAATTTATATCCGTCTTGTGGGAAGCCCATGTATCTGATAAGTATAGAATAACACATACGAGGCTGCTCTTCTTCATCGGTAAAGAGAAACAGATTATCGCTGTCTACACTGAACTTTTCTTCCGGCAACTGAGTACGCCATTTGCATTTGGTCTTTACTACAAGCTTGGTGCTTGCTTCGTTCTTCTGCAAGCTGCACGGGTAGAAAGCTACCGTAAAGTAACCGTCCGGCAACTTGGATATCTCTCTGGCTAACTGCATGGCTTCAGTGCCCGGAATGATTAAAGAATCGTCTGTTTCTTCTGTTCTTTTCATACACGAATTTACTTGTATTACTACCTAATGTAAAGGACAAATCATATTTCCGAGATTTTGAGGTTTGTGCCGCGCACATCGAAATACCAGCGGGGCGTGAAAAAAATCGTCGCTTGAAAAATCCCTCAAAAATTTTTCGAAAAACCTATTGCCTGAATAAAAACTGAGTAACATATATTATTATGTCAAACAGCATGTTATAATCTATTTTTTAAAGCATAGATTAAGCAAAATCATCTGTTTTTATACGCTCATATTGTCTATAATATTGTTAGGAATACTGTTTAATTCATTTTGTGCGGCATCTGAATAAAGTCCGTATAGCAGATAGATCATAGCAGAAGGCAACTGCGTGGTAAGACCTGCCTGCTTATGCAGCGGAATCTTTTTTTCGGAACTCTTGTCGAGTTCTATACGGCCGTTAGAAGTGAGTCGGGGAGAAAGCGGAATGGCACTGCACAGGTTGGGACATTCGTTCTCGTCGATAAGTATGCTGGGCAGTGCATTGCTTTGTCCGCCGAACAGTAATGCCATCAGCTTGAACTGCTGCCAGTGGTAGATGGTAGCCAGTCCTTCGTTCATCAGCTGTACGGAAAAACCGTACGACTCCAGTTCCCTCTTTAAAGCACGGCTGTCGGTAGTGATACGTTCCAGCTCTTCACGCTTTTTGTTTCCGGCTCTATCCGGATAGAGAACGATCCGCTTGTTTACTGCATCAGCACCAAAGAACTCCCATACCTGGCGAGCCAGTTCAGGCTGTTCGTCGGGATAGTAGCAGAAAAATTCTTTCAGGATACGGAACTCACGGCCGTACTTCTTTTTCTGTCCTACAACAAGACTGGAGAAGTGTCCCGGATCGTAACCGATATACAGTTCATCGTTCTTATTGTAGTAGGTGAGATATCGGGCCGTAATACGGAAATGATCTTTAAGGTCGAACTTCATGATGCTTTCGTAGATATATCCGTCGCGGAACTGGTGACGTTCTTTCTCGTAGTGAATGAAAAACTTGTTGACTACGGATTTATGACGTACGGCACAGATAGCCGTCAGGAACTCGTCGGTATCGAGTGTTTCAAGCTGGGTTTTAAAGAATTTAGGTCCCAGAATATCCTTGTTGACAAACGAACTGGCACGGATGTATAAGGTAGCGTTTCTTCGCATGTCGGCAAGACGTCCCGACCATTTTGCAATAGTACGGTCGCACTTCTGTACTTCCAGCCTGATTTTTTCCAGTGTAACCAGGTTGGTTGTATTCTTCTGTGCGTTCAGCAGTTCCATGCGCTGATAAGCAGCCTTGTTTACATGAAGAGCAACAGTAGCAATCTCTGAAAGTAACTGCTGGTTGTTCTGGTCCTCATAGCGTTCGAACCAGTCGTCTTCGTTCAGATCTACACGTGCAGTATCCGATACACCCGTCCATCCCTGGTAATAGGGCGACTTACGTATTTCGGCAGAAGAACCACGAAGGGAAGGGAACAGACGTGTCTTCAGCTTCTCACCGTCGTTGTGCTTCATTTCTTCGACAAACGCATGTACTCCGCTTCGGCCGGCAACAGAATCAGGCTGATCGGAAGATACCAGCTGAATATGGTGTCCGTTTCGGAACAAGACACTGTGTTTGGGATAAGAAATAGGGTAGCGGGGACGTCGGAAATGATCCGGAATCTTAGCGTCGCCTGCAATATAGTCGATACCATATTCCAGCATGCACCGCGTTTGCCCGTTGACTGTTATCTGGCGGGAAAATGCAGCCTGAATATTAGGCCAGATATTAGTCAACAGGGCAACATAAGTGCGGTGTGCCAGGAAAGAAAGTTCGGAGGGCATGGAATCTGCTACACGCACGATACGGTTAACTGTGACTTCGGAAGTCTTACCGGAAGCACGGGCTGCTTCTACGATAAGCTTGTTCGGATCAATCAGGTTAGCCATTACCTGCATGGAGTTCATGTATATACGTTCTACTTCAAGAGAGAACTTATCTTGTGTAATATCATTATCATGCATATCATTCTACATTAACAAGTTCGGCATCCTGTATGTCTGCATCACGTAGCAGACGTTTTTTATTTTGTTTATCAAGAGGCAATCCGTTGATAAGTTCAATATAGAAGCCTTCATTATGCTTGCGTGCAATCTCTTTGAGCGATTTGGTTTCCAGTCCCATATCTTCCGGACGAACGCACGGATCAATCAGGAACGTAATTCCTAGGTTGGTAGCAGCTTCGGCAATCTGTGCGGCACGTGTACGGTGTTCGCTTGCTTTTTCCATGCACATGGCCATTGTCTTCAAATCTCCCTTTGCCGCGCAAAGCTGAGCGATGGATTCAAACTTATCGGCATAATGGTTTTCCCATATTTTCTCGGAAACCGTATTGTCGACATTGAAGTAATTGATAGCCTGGTATATTCTTTCCTTGCACGTACGTTCCTCTAGCGCGATATGTTGCTCGGCATTGATGCGAAGACGCAACTTCTTGCTGGCACGTGTGATATTCGGTTCGTATTCGAATATCTCGGCAGCCCACTGAATCTGTTTCAGGAACAGCTGCACGTCGGCAGGTATACCGGCACTTTTGCCGTCTGCCAGAAAAGAGGATATCAGGTCAGGATGAATTTTATCTAGTCTTTCGAGAACGGTCATACATTACATTATTTATTCTTGTTATTGATAAATCGTAATATTCTTTGTCTAATTCAAACCCTATATAATTTCTGTTGGTATTAATGCAGGCAATAGCTGTACTTGCAGATCCGCTAAATGGGTCTAATACTGTGCATTCTTCTTGACTGACTAAAGCCAAAAGTCTTTCAAGTAAGCGTACAGGCTTTTGAGTGGGGTGAATTGTGTTATAGTGGTCTCTCTTAAGATGTATTATATCTTTTTCATTCATTCCGTTTTCTATCGTATTCATTGTACTTACACATCTATTGACGCGCTTTCTACCCGATGTTATAGTAGTACTCTTTCCATACTCACCGTCAAAAGTTAGAGTTCCATCATTAAGGTAGTTTAATACTGCTTGCATATTTTTTGAACTGGCAAAAGCTGTCATAAGTCTTTTAATATCGGTCTTTATAGCTTTAACATCACAGCCTTTCATTTCCAGATATGGAACTTTTACTTTTGTTATCGAACCATCACCTAGCGTATGTATTGATACGGTTTCGTGTACTCTTGACAAAGCCATCAACGGACTACTGCAATAACTTTTATCCCAAATAATCTCCTCTTTAAAAATGAATCCCATATCAGCAAGAATACAATTCCAACGATAAAAAGAAGTTCCACGCCCAAACAAAACGATAAACGCGTCTTTTTTCAACACTCTTTTGCATTCAGAGAAAAATGCTTGTTCATCAAAAGGTCTGTCTAACTTTTGATTTTTAAGATAAAGGTATGGCGGATCTGTTAGAATGCAATCTACCGAATTATCAGGAATACGTTTCATTCCTTCCAAACAGTCCTCATTGTATATTTTATTCAATTCAATCATATTCCAAAGAGTTCTTTACGTAGGTCTTTAAAGTATCTTTCATTTTTTCTTTCTTCCAGCAATTCGATAGCATCTATATCTCCGTTTTCAGCTTGTTTGGCAAGCTCGGAGTCTATATTCATTTCACCGGCTGCAATTCCGGCTTCGTATGCTTCGTAGTATTCATCGCCGGGGAGAGTGAGGCGGATGCGCAGTACAGTAGTTTCACGGCGTGTAAGTCCGAGCAGCCGGCAAATGCGTTCGCGACTGTAGCCTAGTGTGGCATAACTCTTTACTTTTGCCACATACTTATTGTCTAGCGATGCAGATACGGCAAGCATTTTATTATTTTCGTTCATGGCTGTTACTGATTATTTCTTTAAACAAAGTGTCGCGCAGCATGTGTTTTTGCAACAGTTTCCGGTCTTTTTCTTTTCTATTCTGGCGTTCAGGATTGCGAAGATAAGACTCGTAGCGTCGGATAGAATCAAGGCAATTACGGTGTTTTTTCAAGAACTCCTGCGGATCCTGTTGCAGAAGCTTAATAAGTTCGGCACGCTCACTCTTACCTTCAACTAGCGGATGCTGGTAACGGAACGTGCCGGTATCATTGTATGACTGTAGCTCATTGAATGCCTGAAGATTCCGTATGCGCAGACGTACCATGCTGAAAATATCGGCAGCAGTACACTCGTTACAGTCCATTTTTTCGGAAATGGCTTTCATCTGCTTCCATGACACGATACGGTCATTGTATATGATGGTAGCCAGCTGTACATTTTCGTCGGCCAGATTATCCCAGTCGATATCCGGATATTCTTCATGCTTCTGTTTTTTCCTTACTTGCCTTTTTTTTTCTCGGCTTCCAATCTGGCTTTCGCTTCACTTGCACGTTCTTCGGCTTCATCCGCCTGTAGCTGTGCTTCCTGAAGGGCTTCTTTGGTTTCTTCCAGTTCGATCTGTACATCTTCAAGAGTATCTTTTGTTTCTTCCAGCTCGGCTTGTGTTTCTTTCATCTCCTTATCCGGATCATTCTTTTTCTCCGGCTGCTTACCGTTTCTGTTTTTCAGAATATCTTCGGCAGAAGCATAATCGAGAAGCAGGTAAAGAATTTGTTTTGCGTACCGTTCGGGAAAGCGTACCCACGACGGATTAATTTTCAGCTTTGGCTGTAATTCCAGAAGCAAGGAAAGATCTTTCTGTGCATGTTTGTCATCGCCTTTCAAACGGTTGTAATGCGTTATCTTTTCATTAAATAAATACTTCATAGTGTAAATGTATTTTAGTGAAGCATAGCTATTTAACTATGCTTCACCATGAGAGAAAATTATCCTACTGTCTGTACGCGTGAACCGGCAATTTCTACCAGTGTGTCGGTATCCATTACACGGAATGTAATACGGCTTCCGGCACGGGCAGTCCATGTAGCACCGTCTTCCAGAACGAATACTGTGTTTTCTTCGATAGTGGCAGGATATTCTACACCTTCTCCCATCAGGGTAATGTAGCGTCCCTTATCGTTAGCTGCAAGGCCGGAAACAGTTGCAATGGTTTTTGCACTGGAAGTACAGTCTGGAATAGAATACAGATCCTGACCGGCAACAATCTTCAGATCGGTAGCATCCTGTGCGTTTTCGGTAGCCGGAGCACGTACGATAGCACCGGTATACTTGTTGTACTGGTCGATAGATGTACGCTGGAAAGTGAATGTTGCATACCGTCCGTCGGCATCATTCTTATTCTCAAATGTCTGAAGAATCATCGGTCTGTCGTAAGAACCCAGGATATACCACTGAGTCTGTTCGATTTCCTTGAACAGGATAACAAACTTACCTCCGGCATACTGTTCGATGAATGACAGCAGCTTGTCGCGCTGACCACCCATAACAGCTACAAATTGGTTGGTTCCTGAAGTAGTGATATCACCTTTTTCTCCGTTACCCATAAATGTAGGTATCGTATGACATTCAAAATACTTCATGTATTCACCCGATTTCATCGGGATCTGACCGACTTCACGGTTAGCATTCGGAGCAGGGAACGGCTTGGAATTGTCTACCTGTTCGAGGCTGATCAGGTAAATCTGATATGCAATGTTAGATCCGTGTGTGTCGCGGTCGGAAACATCGTTCATATCTCCGATAGACATCATGTTAGTAGCAGCCAGGCACAATCCGGCAGCCTGCATACCATTATCGAAATACATGCTAATGCCTACCACAAGAGCAAACAGCAAGAGATGGAAGAAAAACGTTTTATACGAAAATGATTTCATGTCTTATCAATATTATGAAGGGGCCTTTATGCCCCTTCCTGTTAGTAAAATGATTTATCTTGCACCCGGAACATTAGGCTGTGCCTTAACATTGATTGTACGTGTACCTCCGACACATCTTTCAAGTTCGATGAACTTGTTCTTACTGTCAAGCTTAACCATAATGTAATCGCCGACCGCAGTAGGAGTCCATGCGCTTTCGATTGAATCGAAGTTACCGGACTTCTGTACGCTGGTAACATGAGTTGTATCGCCACATTCGATAATGTAGGCAACACCTTTCTTAGCATTATTAATATTGCTAAGATCCTTTTCTCCGGTATTTGTTCCGGTAACAAACCAGAATCCTTTTTTTGCATCAGCTGTTTCGGCATCGGCATCCAGCTTGACAGAAGGTTTCACCATAAAGATCTGCTGGAACTGATAGTCGTTTTCTTTCAGCTTATCAGCCGAAGTAAAGTTCTTTCCGCAGAAGGCAGGAGAACATCCTTCTTTCCATACAGACCACGCACGAACCATTTCCATCTGCATTTCTGTCTGAATAGCCATCATTTCGCCAGGCAGATTTTCGAGGAACTGAATGTTACCCGGCTCCTGAATCATCATGAACGGCAACTGTCCCAGATAAGGCAGCCAGATAATGCGCATGTCAGTATCCGGAATGACATTCATATAGCTTCCAGGTCCGGTAAAGTCCTGCTGATTGCCATATTTCTCACGGATACAAGCAATCCACCACTGCTTATGGTTTTCGTTCAGATACATTACATGATTTTCGAGGCTCATGTCTTCTGATACCTTAGCCAAAATCTGAGAGTGGAAGTTCTGAACGGTATCGAGCATGGTAGCTTCGTCGTAAGCGTTGATAGTATCAGTCAGCAGCAGCTTGTTTTCATGAGCCAGACGGATAAGCGTGTACAGTACACCAGTACCGGCATTGAGATAAGAACCGGCAACACCTGTTTCAGGTTTTACATAAATACCGCGCATACGGCGCATGTTCTGTTCGCGCTGAGCAGTTTCCAAAGCTCCCATTACGGCAAACTCAATCATAGACCACTTGATAGGATCGGAACCTTCACGGTTCAGGTAGCCGATATACATGCGTTCAAGTTCCTTCATAGGACCGAACTTCATCTTGATCATGGCATCGTCTACGTAACCCATTTCCGGTGCAATTTCCATATCTCCCTTGTAGACTTCTCCAGTCTGATAAGCCTGTGAAGTTTCACCGAAGAAGGCATTGAAAATTACATCACGGTCCTGAATACCGTAACGAACAGGGAAATACTGCGTAAGCTGACGGATAGACAGTACGCGTGCGATAATAGCATCCTGTCGGCGGATAAGATACTGATCGCCTCCCTTCATGGATGTAACCTGAGAATAGTCGGTAGTAAATTCTCCGGCTGCCAGCTTTTCAGCGTTAAGCTGATTGTGCTTCTGGAGATAACTGTAACGATCTTGCAGACTTGCAGAGAAAGATTCTACTTCGGCAGCGAAGGCAGCAGCCGTTTTTTTGTCGCTTGGTAAAGAGAATCCCGGTTTGCCTACCTGGTTCCAGGGCTTATCCATTGAAAAGAACGGATTGTCGATACCATAGAGGAACTTCTCTTCCGGTGCGTTTCCGACAAAGCCAATGACTCCGGCAGTAGAAACTGTTGCAGCCGGAACGTCGGGAGCTGCATTTTTTGAGAGAGCCGACATAGTTGCCTGAATAGCTCTAGCCATATCAAGCACCTGCTGGCCTGTAGGCTGCTCCTGAGAAGCAGGCTGAGCTGTTTGCTGTTCGCCGGCAGCAGAAGAATTGTCAGGGCATATAATACCTCTCATTATATTGTATGCTTCTGTAATTTCTTTCTGACCTGGCAAGTTGGCTTGTTCTTGAGTGTAAGCCTCCATGTCTGCTTTAAAATCGACAGAAAATTCTTCTTTGTACGCTTTGAATAATTCTTGCCATTTTTCCGCAGTCATTGCATCCATGGATTCCTTAGTTGCGGTCCAACCCAACTTCTGAAATACTTTTTGAACTTTTTCCTTGAAATTCATAACTGAATAATTTAGAGAATGATACTTATTAATTGATTTTTTGTGCGCTGAATGTCTTTTTCTTTTACAAGCAACTGAGTTTCGGCTACAGCTTCAGCAAAAGTAGCCTGCTTGTCTATCAGACCTACCTGAACAGCTTCGGGCGTAAAGTAGATTTCTCCACGCAAAACGGGATCTTCTGCCTTAGCTTCGGCAAGCATCGGTCGGTTATTTCTCACTTCCCGGATAAACATATCGTTCAGCGGGTTCAGGAATCTTTTAATATATTCTTCACCTTTGCCGGAAACAGCATCGTCCATAACCTTATTCTTAAGGTCGGATGCAGTAGCCCGGTAAGTGTGTATCTTATATCCGTATTTTTCCATCCAGGCAGTATCGTCATACATCTGCGCGACAGTACCTATAGATCCTATTTTATCATATCCGGTAGCAGCCATCACCTTGTCGGCGTGGCATGCTATCAGATATGCGGCAGAAGCACACGTCTTCTCAACGTATGCAACCACCGGCTTTGTCAAATCACTCATGGTCTGTGATAAGCGATCGAGATAGAACGCTTCTCCACCAGGCGAAGAAATATGAAGAAAGTGTGCTGAAATATTAGGATTGCTTTCAGAGTCCAGAAGTTCTTTTTCGAACCTCTTGGAAGAAAAACGCCATGAACTGTCTGAAGTGATAATTCCGAAAACAGGATAGTAAGCCAGTGTCCCTTCAGGAATTTCTTCGGAAGTGTATTCGGTAGTAAAGTTCACCGGATTGTCTTCGGAAACCTGAAGCGACATCTGCTCACACATGTTTTTTGACAGATCATGGTAAAGTATGCTTTTATCGGCATCCTTGCATTCGTCGCTGAACGCTTCGGCAACCGCAGAAGCATATCCTTCTGCGGTTATAAACATCAACTGGCGCGAAAGCAAGAGCTGCTGAAGATCTTTCTGTGACTGTTTCATTTGCTATTTGTTTTAAGCAAATGTAGATATACATTATTATAATATATAGGACTATACCAGAGGCGACTGAAGCATAGAACATTTTACGACAAGCTGTGCCGAATTGAGGTTGGGCGAAAGCATAACGCGTGCCGGAATGTCGGAAGTACCTACCTGATACATATTTCCGCTGGTATCGCGGAATACCAAAATGCCAGAACGCAATATATTGAACTCTTTAAGTACCTCTTTTTCGGGACGGGAAACTACACGCTCCATGTCGCACAGAAAAATCGTACCTCCTGAATCGGATGAAGCGGAAGGAGAGAAGTCAAATTCTTCAGAAAGAAATGTGTATTCTTCCTGTTGCATACGGTTTACCGGAATAAACCGTATGACAATAGAAAATTCTTTATTTTTTTTACTCATAACAAACTGACTATTAAATAATTCGCCATTTACACCGACATGTTAAGCCATATTTACCACTGAAAACGGACAAATAGATACACTTTGTCGGATAGTTTTTAAATTTCTTTAACGCTATAAAATACCAATCAATCCCTTCTTCCGTTCGCGGCGTGCTTTCCGCTTGCGCAGGTTTTCCCTCCAGCGGTAGAAATTTTTCAGCAAGGCATCTTCGGTAATACTTTCCAGGCGATACATGTTGATGAACTGAAGCACTACATCAATGTTATCGAACAGGTGTCCGCGCTGATCGTTCTCAAGCAGAAAGGAGTGAAGCTCCTGATTGAACTCACGGCGAACTGCCTTGTCTACGCAGCGCACTGCACGTTCAGATAGATAATTGTATATAGCAGGATCCTTTCCTTCGCGCCGGCAGGGAAGAGCAATCGTAATATTTCCGGATGTTTCGGCCACGTCTGAAGGGCGGCGCGACATGTAGTTCCAGATTACGTGATACAAGTCCGAAGAATCGGGTATGTTTACAACATTATCCGATCCGGATGCATACTTTCCGCGGAGATATTCGGCAAGATATGGGGTTAAAGTAATAGATGTGGTTATCATAAAAAAAATTTTTTTGCCTTGCTTTTCTAATTTTTTGCGACCAACAGACCAACAGACCAACAAAGCGTGATTCGACATAAGCAAAGTTAGTGATTTTCAGCGACAAAACAAAGTTTACTAAGTATTCTTTTACTGTTGGTCGGCGTCCAACACGACCAACAAACCCCGAAAAATGGGGTATTTTGTTGGTCCGGGAAGACCAACATTCGAAATATCCGGACCAACACTCCGACCAACAGCGACCAACACGGACCAACAGCGACCAACAACTTTTTTATATATATATACTTTAATAAAATAATATATATATCTATATATCAGCGTGTTATGGTTTTATGCTGTATTGCCGTTTTTTGAAATGTTGGTCTGTTGGTCTGTTGGTCGCATTTTTCGCAAAATTCTGCGTGCAAAATTACGCGTGTCTGCAAATCTTTTAATTCAGGGGGTTCGGGGGATTTTACATAAGAAAGAAGGGATATAATAAAGCAAGTTTACTATATCCCTTCTTAAGTATACTTTCGTATAATTTTAGTGTATGTTTTCGATAAATGACTCGCCATTTTCCCGACGTGAATACCGGACAGCAGCACGGTTGCGGAACCTTGTCGGGAAAATGAATGTATACACCATCCGGACGGCTAATAACTGTATCCTGGAATAACCTTCAGTTCGTCGAGAAGGTGACGGATATCGCGAAGTGTCTGCATCATGATAAGACGATCGTCGTTGCTTGCGTCAGCCTCACGGTTTAATACTATTTCTTCGATTTCATAGATACCTTCGGCAATGCACTCGATACTGGCATTGTTGTTTTCCTGTAAAGTGTGTATCAGCCCCAGCGCACGGTCTGTTAGTCTGACTCCCTGTATTTTCATCGCAAACCTCCTTTCCGGCACATAAAAAGTGAGAGGACAAACCAAATCAGGCAAATCAATGCAGCTGCCCAGTGAAGAAATGCAGAGCATACCATAAGGGAAAACGCCAGCATAGCGTTTGACAGCAGAAGTGTCTGGCGGTTTGATACGGATTCCTCCATGATAGAGGTAATAATACTGTTCTCGCTATCCAGCCATTGCTGTATAGTGCTGGACTTTGTTTTGTTTAATGTAATTGTTGCCATTGTCTATTAGGTATTTTGGCATTACAGGCAAAAGAAAACGGCTTTGCCTTTCCCGTTACCTAACACCGACAAGGGCTGTGGGTGCATTAACACTCCACACGGGGGTACAAAGCCGTTATATATTTAGCCACGCATGGCTACGATAATACAAGACATAAAAAATGCCTGCTATGAAATTATGTATGGCAGGCTTCCGCTTGCCGATGTCGTAATGTTAGGTGTCGCAAATGTAGTATAAATTTTAGTCTAATACAAGGTATTTGCGAAAAAAAGTGTTTATTTCTTATTTATCTTCTGTTTTATCCGAATAAGAACTAGCAGTATATAAACAGATCTAGCGGGCTTTCTATGCCTAAATCGTAAAGAGCACCGTCTAAAGTATAAGATTCTATCATTTCCCAGCTTTTGTTATCAATAAGCACTACAATACAGTCTATCGAATTTCTGTCAAAGCACAGGATCCTTACATTACGTCCGTCGCGTGTCACAATCTTTCCTTCAATTTCTTTGTTCTGTATCTTTTTTGCAAGGGAGATATCAAACTTATATCGCGTAACGGTTTTCTTTTCAATATGCTTTGTTTCCATGTTTGTAGCTCCTTAATTGGTTGTATTTCATTTTCTCCTGGATATGCCACATGATATTTACTTTAATAGAAGCACTGAAAGCAAAGATTTCGTTCAGCAGTTCGTCCGGCTTATAAAAATTGTCTGTAATGTATTTTACGATACAAAAAACAGCCTCGGTAAACGTCATATCAGAATAATCTTCTGTATCGCTTCCCTCGTAGTCGTAATTATCCAAATCGTAACCTTTTAGTCCTGCATAATCTAACAGGCGGATACATGCATCTGCAAGTTCATCTTCTACGCTGTCTTTAATGTAATTTTCGAAGAGTTGTACATAAGACAATTCATATTCACTACCATACAAATGTTTTTCCCGAAGGTTATCATCAATGATGTAATTAAATACTTCTACATCTGCATGCTTGTTTTTCCGGTCGGCTTCTACTGCTTCCATTAGCTCGGAAATAACCAGGCAAAGCCAATGATCATCTGTTAATGATTCCTTGTGCCAACCGTGCGCAACTGCGCACTGGTAGGCTATATCTTTTAGTTCGTTCAGGTTCATTTCTTATCTCGTGATTTATAATATTCAACAATCGTTTTAATTTCTCATTTAAAAATTTTCCGTAAACCAATATTCATAGCACTTCTCTTAGCTTCTTCAGACGGATGCACATAAACGTTTAATGTAGTACTTACATCTGAATGACCAAGTATCACAGATGTTGTTTTAATGTCTACCTTGTTTTCGATCATGACAGTGGCAAAGGTGTGACGTAATCCATGGAATTTAATCACATGCCCAAGCTTGACCTTGTCAAGAATAAATGACCGATAATAATTTCTATATGTCCTTGGTTCAATAAAATTTTCAGAACACGTACATACATAATATTCCGGTTTACTTACAGCACAAAACTTTTTCATCATTGGAATAATTTCTCTCATGATTGGAATACGCCGTTGTGATGAAGATGTTTTCGGAGTGCTAAATATTATTTCAGACATTTTTGTATCATGGTTATAAATACGCTCTATTGTCCTGTTTACTTGTATTGTCTTTGTGTCAAAATCTACATCTTTCCATTGCAAAGCACATATTTCCCCTATACGCATTCCTGTGCATATAGTCAATAATATACCTAGATTCCTTGGAGAGGGATTTTCAATAGCATAATTCACAATTTTACGATATTCTTCTTGTGTGTATCTTTCTACTTTATCAAAAGCTCTTTTTGAAGTTGTAGGGAAAACCATTCTCCAATGTATGTCTGGTATATCTTCATCCATTTCTTCAGAAGCATAACGCATTATCATTCTAAAAACTATCAGAATATCATTACAATATTTAGCCGACCTACCTTCATCTAACCAACGATAAATAATGGGTTGAACACATTTCTTGTTTAAATTCTTAATATCCATATTCCCAAATTCAGGTGATATTGTATTAGCATATATCATCTTATACGCGGAAATGGTTGATTTCTTTACTTGTCTAGTTTTCGATACAACCCAAAGGTTGTAAACCTCATTCAATTTCATTCTTTTACTATTTTATCATTTACACCAGCTTTAATAACTTCTGAGAAAGCCAAAGCATCATCTGTTTTGTTTAAAAGTATATACTTCTGTTTTACTTTGTTTTCCAAAACATCACCATGATACACATATCCCATTATACCTCTTATTGATAAATTAAGTAGGAGTATAGGTATTGCTCTGCTAGATAATTCCCAGCATGTAACCATATTCTGCGAAGGAAAGTGTTCCCATGGTATAACTTTTTTGCATCTTTCCCACCAATCAGTAATTATCATAGAGCCATTTCCAGCAGTAGGCTCATGCATTGTTCCTTTTTGTATTGTGATTTTTGAGCATATAATTCCAAGTTCACGAGGTGTAAAATCTTGCTTTTTATTCTTTCTCTCTGACAGTTCATTTTCATATATCTCTTGAAACCAATCGTATGACATATCGTAATTATTTAACCGGAGCAATTCCTGATAAACACGATCACGATCAGAAGTATTGCCTTCAATTACTGTCATTATCGCCTCAGGGAGTTCATGTATATCTTCTATCCCAAGCAAGCTAAATAAATCTTCTTTTTTCATTTGACTTCTCCTTTCTACCTATTCAAGCAGCCACCACATGACTGCCAAGAATAGGTAATAAAGTTTTGTTTTACTCATTTTAAGTAGTCTTTATTCTGTTAGATCAATAAACATTTTTTCTTCTCCCAGCCAAATAAGAGCTTCAGGGAGTGCATATTCTACAGTAAACTTTACCATACCATCATACTTTGGTACATCTTCAATGCTTACAAATCGTAATATCTTTTCAGAAAATTTCGTTTCAATTTTTTTCTTTAACGGATTAGCAATTCTATTCAAACAAAAAAAAGATACTTTTTCCATAACGTTAATTGATAAGATATTCGCAGCTATAAGCTCCTGAACTACTTGGGAAATTAACATCTACACAAAACTCACCACACATCAGGAATGGTTTATCTGAGGTTATTATACCCTCTTCATGAGTGTTTGGATCTATAACCTTTGCCCCTTTCATCATATTATCCAATGCAGCTTTCATCTTGTCGCTGGTATAACATTTGATTTTCTTACCAGAAGATTCATAGGCAATCAATCCCATGTTCAAGGACGACATAGCTTCTTCTACAATTTTCATTATATCTTTTTTACTCAGAATTTTATATGTTTCAAATTGCTGAACTTTAACATCCGGGAATTTTTTTATAAAATCTTGTTTTTTCATAATTCAATGTTGTATTGTTTGTTTTTAATATTAGGCATTCTATCAATTAAAGAAGAAGACACTTCTATACCGTATTTATTATTTTCTTTAATAGGAATCCAATCCGAATATATCCCTATTTCTTCATCATATACAGGAAGACCGTATTTAGTCAATTTATTACCGTCTAAACCTTTGAATGTTTCATTCCATTTTTGAATAAATTCTTTTGATACCTTTAGCCTTTTATTAGGCTTAAAATAGGTCTTGCCATTTATAGTGTAAGAAATCATATGAGCTGGATTACTGTCTTCAGGAAAACGTACCATATCGTATGCCCATTTACATGTATATCCAAAAATCCAGTAATATCCAAAGTTTACTGGCTTTACACCAGTAAACTCTGTTATCACTTTCAAAACTAATTCTTGTTCACTCTTCATCTGTTCATAGAACTGCTTGAATACTGATTCAAGCTCTGTCCCTGGTATTGCTGTAATTTTCATATTTAATCCATATCTAATTCCACATTGTAGTTCTGTTATTAATTTTTTTGATGAAAGACAAGATCCGTTTTTCTGGATCTTCTCCGTCACGGACAAAAATCTTTGTGTGACTCTTGTCGCCTGGTATGGATACATAGCGACCGCTTTTTTCGCGTTCGCGCTGTAAGGCTACCTTTAACTCTGTCCCTTTGGGATTCTTTTCTAAATCAATCTTACTTTTTAATGGATTATCTGTAATCATATTGCTGTGTGTTAAAATGGTAATTCTTGTTTTTCGTTATTGGAATCTGCTTTATTCTCGGTATCGGATGACTCTATGTTCCGTTTCAAGTCTATGCCGTACATGGTACTGAGAACATCGTAATTCAAGGCAATGCAACTCGTATTTTTGGAAAAACGCTTCATGCTTCGTACCATCTTCGAATCGTTGCCCATTACAGTATATTCCGGGGGCAAATCCTTTCCTGAGTTCTCCAGTTCGCCGACTGGCACTTCTACGGATTCCTGCCAGGTAAAACGACGTGCCGATACCGGACCTATGTAACATGAGTTACTTCGAAGGTTCTGCTCGATGGTAGATTGTGAAGACTGCTCACGGTTGAATGATGAACGGTCGAACTGTGCGTAAATGACAGACAGACGTATGTACATTACGCAGGTTCCTTCAGGAACAGGGCAGGGAACAGAAGTCTTTCCAGGGCCGACAAGTGTAAGGCTTGTAGGATAATCGAAATCAAAATCTCGGCCGGTAATGATAGCCTTGGTATCAATCATCACATCCATAGCCTTGAAGAAGGTTGCCAGCTTATCCGTACGGCTGATAAGATCTGCCTGAAACTGTATCTTGTTGCATGCTATCTGGAAGAACTCTGCATAGGTAAAGGGCAGCTTCAGTTCTGTGTGCTGCTCGATCATCTTGCAGGTAGCAAGAAACAGAGAAGCAGTTTTCATGAGTCGGTCTATTTCTCCGTGAGCCATCATCTGTTCTTTCAGCTCCTTGTAGCATTCCTGTTTCAATTCTCTGAAATGATCCATGACAAGCGTGCGAAGCTGAAGGATCTGGGCAAGCACATTGCATAAGCCTTGTTCTTCAATAGCTTTCAATTCGTCGAATATAGCATGTTCTTCAGGGGTGCGCTGACGGGCAGGCTTAGGTACTTCACATACTATAATACGTGACATCAGTGCATTATCGTCGCGCTGAGGTGTTTCCTGGCCGCAAATGATAACTGGGGTAAAAACCTTATCGTTCTCAATTTCCTTGCCCGAAGTTCCTTTGCGTTTCTGACGGCCGTCACCATCGTATACAATTCCTTTCAAGGCCTGAAACTTTACATCGGAAATATCCTTGTTGTTGTACTCGTCGAGCACTACCGGTACGTCGCGAAATGTGCTCATAAGTGTAGACATAGCTGCATCTGTACCAATGTTAAGGTTAAAGATCGGTACTTTGGGAGAAATAAACAGCGACCGGATAGATATCGCAATCTGTGTCTTACCCGAAGACATAGGTCCCATGAAAAAAGGGGCGGTAAACAAACGGTCTATGCAGTGAATGTTACTTCGGAATGCGCACATCACGGCAAAGATTATAGCCCATTTGCCATTATCGTTAAGTGAATATACACGGTTCATCAGGTCGGCCCACTTTTCGAAAGAACATTGCTTCTCGGCAGGAATTTCACGATACATCAGGCTGGAAATGGTTTCGTACTTGTCTTTCATGTCGCTATTGATGTACAGCGATGAAAAGGCAGGCAGATACCAGTTTTCGTTCTGGTGCTCTACTACTCCCAGTTCGTTCACCGGATCAAACCGCCAAACGCCTTCCTGCTGGTGATAGATTCCGTTGGCAAAAGCAAAAAACATAGTAGACTGGTCGCGGCTGAAACCGTCGGGCTGTTGGTTGCCATAGGTACGTACCTCGCGGCATGATGTATAGTTTCTCGACATCCACTCGCGTATCTTGGTCCAGTGCTTTTCTTCTCCATTGCTGAAGTTTACTGCCTCCAGCATGATAAGACGTTCTTCGATAGTGCTCTTTTTCAAAAAGCACTTACTGGGAGCTTCCAGATAGATAGGTTTTTTGTAATAACGGCGGTTGATCTTTACGATACGCTTATTTTCCTCGTCCTTGTCACTCACGATGTGAATAAGCGGTTCCATAAAAAAATCGCCTACCAGTGTACCGCCCTGGCGGTTGTTGGTAAAGATGTATCCTACCGGTTCTCCGTTCTTGTTCAGACGGGGATAAAACTGGTAATCGTCCATCATTTTTTTGTATACCGGATTATCTTCTACGTAATCGGGTACTACATCCGGATCGTAGTATTCTTCTGAACTGTCGTCGCGCTGCGCATTAATGGCTACACGTGATTTTCTCTTTGCCAGATAAGGCTTCAGGAAAACATTAAGCTCTGTCTTGGTAAGTTCCATCCATTGTGTGAACTTGCTGAAGTTCACAATACGTACAGACTCGTCGGTGCAGGCTATCATTTCGGCGCATCGCTGTAGATATGGAGTACGGTCTACCGGCTTATACTGATTCATGAACAAATTATACTTATATAGATAAGCGTTGATGAATATCCATTCTTCGTCGGCTATTTCTTCTTCTATATAATCGTCTGCCATGCGTTTTTTCTTGGTCATGCTGGCTATCGTCATTCCGGGAACCAATACAGATATATTGGTTATTCCATTGCGGTAACATTCGGACAAAGCTGCCATGGTAGCGCATTCTTCGCCTGAAGCAGATATAACCAGATCGTCGGCATTAACATCCAGCAGTGAGCAGTCACGACGGATAAGCTGTATATCCTGCATGGTTACAGACTCGTGAAAGTATATCTGGGGTTCTGTTTCGTAATTTTCGAGAAATTCATCAAAGCTGCCTGCCACATGAATACTTTTTCCGGCAGTATCCATGTCGGGAAGAATATCCAGTCCGTACACACCAGGCTTCATGGTTTCTACAGCCGGAACAGCCGGAAGTTCGGAACGGATCTGCTTTACCTTTCTTTCTACCGCATCGTATTCCTGGTTAAAACGGCGTGCCAGTGTACGTATATAGTCTGTACGAAGTGTTTCTGTTTCAACACAGGCAACCAGTCTGGATATGATAGAAAGTTTTTCTTCTTTCAAAACCGGATCTTCGAGAGTTTCAGGCAAAAAGATATTGCAGAAGTAGGTTACAAAACCACAAGTGTTGTTGACTAGCCATGCAGCCGTATGTTCTTTCTTTTCCTGGGCAAGATTATCCGGATCCTGACCTTCTGGCAGACGTACGCAACTAACATTAAGACCTTGCCGAAGCATAGACTCACAGTTTGCTATGCTTGCCTTAAGTCCGGCTGCATCTGCATCGTACATAAGTATTACCTTATTAGTATATCGGGATAAAAGCTTCACCTGAGCATCAGTAAGTGCAGTTCCGGATCCGGCAACTACATTCTTAACTCCTGCTGCATACAGGCTCATTACATCAAACTGCCCTTCTACTAGATAAGCTGTACCCTGACTGCTGATAGAACGGTATGCCTGATACAGGCCAAACAGGTAATTACCTTTTTGAAACAAAGGGGTATTGTTTGTATTGAGATACTTTCCGGTATTCTCTCTAGGCGTAACAATACGTCCGCTATATGCTACAGTACGTCCCTGAATGTCGAGAAAAGGGAATGTTATACGGTCCTGAAACACGTCGTAATATCCGTATTTTCCTTTCCCTATTATATTAACTTCCTGAAGTATGTCGGCAGAATATCCGGCATCCTGAAGCTGTTTCTGTATATTGTTTCCCTGAGGTGCATATCCTATACGAAATGTCTTGATAACTTCGTCGGTAATAGAGAATCCTCTACCAGCAAGATAAGAAGATACAGCCGGAAGATTATTCTGAAACCATCCGGTAGCCGCGTTCATAGCGATATACAAAGCCTCTCGATGCTTGCGTGCTTTGATTTCTTCCTGGCTTTCATTCGTTTCTTCGAGTTGTATTCCGGCTCGTGAAGCGCACCAGCGTACTGCTTCGATGAAAGAAAAGTTCTCGTGACGCATGAGAAAGTCGAACACATCGCCTCCTGCACCGCACACAAAGCACTTGTACATCTGTCTGACCGGATCGACGCGCATAGACGGATGTCGGTCGTTGTGAAAAGGGCAAAGTCCTATGTATGCCGGACCTTTACGTTCAAGACGGACGAAAAGAGAAACGACATCTACAATATTGGTAGAAGACTTTACATGATCTATACTGGTCTGACTTAATTTACTCATTTTTTAATTCTCCTTCAAAGAGGTTTAACTGCCGCGCCTCGAATGCTTCCTGAAGGGTAACACCTAGGTGCGATGTGATTGCTATATACTCCTTTTGTGTGATCTGTACACGTCCGTAGTATAAGTCCCAGAACCGCGTCTGCGTAATTCCTACGGCTTTGTAAAAATTGCGTGTAGGCTTGAAGTATTCCGGGTTGACAAACTTTATTTTAAGGATTTCCTGAAAAATGTTTCGATGTACCTTGCCTTTCAGGTCGATACGATTGCGAAGAATATACATCTTGACTGCAACCGGTGAACGGTTAATGCGAGAAGCCATTTCTTCGACGGTAAGCTTGCCTACATTGTCTTCAACAAACTTTTTTTCTGCTACTGTCCATTTCCCTTGATTCATATATCTTCTCCTTATGTATATGTGTATATGTGCCGTTAAAAATTACATTGGGATGCTGACGGATGTACAGGCAGGATATCTTGATAAACATTTCTCTGTCTTCTTCTTTGACATCGTTAATATCAAAGTATTTTCCTTCTTTAAGTCCGTCCAGAGCTTTGTATACCTTATCCTCGTATTCTGTATAGGCTTTCAGCCCCATATCCTGAATGACAGACATAATCCATTCTCCGGAAGAATCGTCAGGTAAACGGAATTTTGAAAAATCGTTTTCTTTCATTTTATGGACTTATTAATAATTGCGGAAATAGTTTCATTAAAGAGTTCTTCGTTTTTTTCGTCAAAATCAACAGTGACATGCTGCATAACACAGCCGTTGTCTATTTCTCGTTTATTCTTAATGGTAATGTTAAACGGGTAATTCTCTTTCATAGTATTTTCCAACAAAGGCTTAACTAGCATTCTGTTGATCTGTATATTGAGTGTAATCATGTTGTTCTGTTAGTTTTAAGGCTATATGTTTAGCCTGGTTCCGTTGTGATTTCTGTTTTGACGGGCAGCATGCAAACCGGACAAGTGCATCTGTGATAATTCTGAGCTGTTCATCGTTAAGTTCCATAATGGAATATCGTCCGGATAAATCGGTGTCTACATACATAGCTTGAATTTTTCCCGTTCCTGATTGTAGTATATGGTTTGCAGCGGAAGATCATATCTGGGCTGGCGACTGTTGTCTTTAGCCAGGAAACAGCATCCGGTAGCGTCCCATCTGACTTTTATACGGTACTTGTCGCGCTTAACCTTACCGTTAATGACTCTCTTGCGACGGATACGGATATATCCTTCTGCCTTACGCACTTGCCTTGATACATCTGTGTAGTACAGACGATACAGGTGATAGCCACATTCATTGATGGCAGCTTCGAAAATCTGTGTGGTAAACATATCATTTAATATTATTCCGGGAACTATACAGAATAAGTTCGGGGACAGAGTGAATATTAAGTTTCTGAAAGATATCGCAACGATGGCGGTCTATAGTGTGAACAGACAAATGCATGACATCGGCAATATCAGAGGTTGACAATCCTTGTGAATATAGCCGGAATACCTTCATTTGTTGGGCTGTTAGCGGAAGTGTCACATTGGGCTTGCAAACGATGTTCTCCAGTTGGCAATCGCCAGTACCGCGAAGAGGGCAATGTACTTCTTCATGGTGAAATATAACATCTGTGTCGATATCCGGATAAGCACAGTCGTATTCGCCAAAGTTGCATCGTGCAAAACGGCTAACAATTCTGTACTTATAGTACATCGTATTAAGAGCTGACGCGCTGTATAATCGGGTAAGAGCTGCATATGCTTCCTGGTAGTGAGTCTTAATATGATCGTACATCATATTAACAATATCTACATTTTTCGGAGATAGAGCAAACCCTACATTTCCGTCGATGCTTACTATGACTTCTCCTTTGGGAGAATTGTAAAATTCAATGTTCTGCATAAGATAAATTGTTTAAAATCTCTATAAAGACTTTTTCCTCTATAGGGCGAAATCCATTTTTCATCTTGTTATAAAAAGTAGGGTAGGATAAGCCTGTTATCCTCATAAACTCGTCGCGTACTCTTACTTTATCTTCTCTGGATAAAGAATTGTATTGGTCTTCATACCCCAATTCACTAACTTTTCTTTCGTTTGTCATTGCAAAATCTAAATTTTAGTCTTAATTTTATACTGCAAACATATAGAAAACTTATGTTATAGCAAAAGAATACTTAGTAAACTTTTGTTATTTAGACTGCTTACAATTAACTATAATAAGAAAACTT